ACAATTCATATACCCGCCGAAGAGAAAGACCTGATTTAGTGTGAGTGCGCCAAGATTCGTCATCAATGGCAATATAGCTCGTATTGAAGGGTTTGCGCGTGACATGTTAATAATGTCTTTCCGAAATGCACTTGCACTCGGCGTAGCTGTCTTTATTCTATTATTTGCATGAATGATAAAGCCATTCGACTCTGGCTGTTCGGCTTCTCCGTTTGCGTCATCGACTGCTGTGCTTTCCCCGGCTTGTCCTTTGTTTGATGAACTATCGGATTCGGTATCGGATAACGGAGATGTACGATCCATAGCAATTTCGTCAGTGTTCGCTTCAAGCAGTTGCACAGGCTCATTTTCGCTACTGCCTATGGCAGGTGCAACATCATGTTGGTCAAGTGAATGGTGATGATCAACGACAGCACAGCTTTCGTCTAGGAAATATTGTTTGCCAACAAGTCCCCATTGCACCTGCAGCGGATAATGCTGGCTTACTTTTTCCAGCAAGCGTATGCCCTCAGGAGTATTAATGCTATCCGAATTAAGCGCATCAATGAAAGCACCTGGAGCTTCAGATGCAGATAACATTTTTTCAATACTATCAGTATCAGAGGTGGTTAGTTGCTGCAGAACTGCTGTTGCATCCGCTTGGAATGGTGCCAATGCTTCGGCATATGCCGACACGAGGGACTTCACACATACAAATTTCTCTAATATCGTTTTTGCGCTCGCAATATGCATTTTGAGAACATTTGCCTGACTTTTCTCTACGGCATCAGCATAGCTGCTCACAGGGCTGTTCTCTTGAGGCATTTCATCTGCAGAAACAAGGGACTTGGTGACTTCGCAAATGAAATGATACTTTTCTTGTAAAGCAAAAACCACTGTGTCCAAGGTTGTCATTTCTTCTTTTGACGGAACCATCCCATTAGATATCTTCGTCAAAATACTGGTTATTCGTTCTTTTGCAGCGAGAGCTTCTTGGTCGAATTCAGCAATTAAGCTATTGACATTTTGCGCACTCATAAAATTCCTCTCTTTCTTTGAGTCATATCGCGCCCATTAATTTCAAACAATACGCCCTCATGGCTTCGTCCGGCGTGATAAGATTTGACTAATAAAGCAAGCATTACACTAATGACATTCCAAACGCATCTATTACTTCGGTACTGTCCAAATTGCCAATCTGTTTGCCCATTGCCTTGCTTATCATATTGAGAAGCAACTTTGCGCGAAGCGCGAAGAACGTATCGAAGTCGTCGCTACGGAGCGCAGAGACATCGATACCATGAGACTCGAGATTTGTGTTCAGTGCGGCTGCAGATACGTTAGTATCCTCAATTGCTTTCAAATATTTACTCGGTGCAACGCCGCCAATCTTTCTGTTTGTCCGATATGCAATTGGTGTTTTATTCACGATGGAATTCCACTTGCGTTTGTCATAACCTTGCTTCTCGCAGTGTTTCTGCGGGAAAATATGATGGATGTCGACGTAGTCGGCAACGAAGTTGGTGAAATCCATTTTATCGCCGCTTATAAAGTCTCGCGCTCCGTTACCAAGGATTAATGCCATAACTCCCTTATAAGCAGCGCCATTTCGTGTTTGGAGGGAGAGCAGCCGGGTAGGCTGGAAAAATGCTCGGTTGACAGTGTCAGGTTCATCACCACCATTTATCCATGCCAGCACACCAGACACATCATTGGCATAACGGGTTTCATTAGCAGAACCGTACATTTCACCAAAAACTCCGCACCAATACCAAGACGCCAATTTTGCTTTTACGACGCCATCCTCGGCTTTGTTGCCTAACACAGTCATCAGGACTGCAAGCGGAATGAACTGCGTAGTATATGGCAGGTCTCTTGGAGCGAGGACGCTCTGCTGTACAAGAAAGCGCGCTGCTCTGATGAAGCCATCAGTTAGTGCGTCGGAGTAGGATTTGTAATCTGATAAAGCAAGCGACAGGACATCTTTCCGTTTTACGGATAGCGTTCTGTTTCCTTTAACTTGAGCCAGCAAAGTCATGGATGCAAGAAAGTCCGTGGCGGCAACGACCGACAGCAGTTCAAATGTGCCGTCAGCGGTCTGCATTTTATTTGCTCGTGTTTCCCAGTCTTCACGCAAAGGATAATTCTCTGCAGCAAATGTCGCTGTGACCAGTTCAAACACAGTAAGCGCTACACCGCCGGTATTAACATTCTCAAAAACCTGACACACGGCTTCTTTAGGAGTGCTTTTATCAAGTTGAATCACGGGTAATGTATAGAGAATTATCGGATTCAATACTTCTGCAGTAAACCTGCGTATCCGCTTGCTTACATTCGGGTCATTGTGGAAGTCGCGGTAGTCATCTTTCCATTCATCCAATGCAATTGAATCGAACACAATGTTTAGCGGGAACATATGGTGTTGAAACTCGCCTTGCCGTGTGCTGAGATCAGTAATAACATTGCGTCCGAAAGCATCCTTGGTTTTCTGTCAGCAGGGATAGATACTATAGCATCAACTCTATCAACACTGGGGTCAAGGCACTTTTCAATATCAAGATAGTAATACCGCTGAATGTCCTCTTTTTTTATCGTCTGCGTCGGTACTGGAGACTTGCTGTACATAGCGCAGTAAACGCTGGTCAACCGCTGTTGCCCGTCCAGCACAAGCATTTCCGGCGTTTTTCCATCGTCGGGCACACTTGTAAATGTCCGCGATTTAAAGCGTATACCATCCTCGCCATACTCCAAGAACATTACAGCCCCGACAGGATACGAACACGTTATGCTTGCTATTAAGGCACGAATACGCTCATCATCCCATACCCAACCGCGTTGGAAATCGGGAAGGCGGGTTGTTCCGTTATGTATGTCCTTTAGAATGTCTTGTATGGGGGTGTCATGTGATTTCGCCATTACTCATTCCTCCAGCTTTAGAATCAGTGCATTTTGTCATGCCATTTCAGATTCATACTTACGGTCGTGTTGTGTCACCGCCGGGGCGGTATGTAGAATTAAACACCATATCCAAGAGCCACTTTTTAAACGATTGGTTATTGCTGTTTCTCATGTCGTCTTGAAAAGCGGTGTACAGTTCCATACCGCTCGACATTGTTTTCATAATGGCTTCAAACACAGCTCGGTCGCTCTCGTCGCGGGCGTTCTGTGCATCAGAATAACGCATAGCGTTCTGATACGCTTCGTCGCCCCTCACGATATCTGGCAGGTCGGCGATTTGACGTTTAATCTTATCTTCGTCTGTCCATTCGCAATTGCCCCATATATCGTGGAAGGTCGCAATAATATTCGTGAGCGTATCCATCTCCGGGACGGGAATACCAACATCAGTCTTTACGGGAATCGCATCAATCTCGGCGTTCTCATCAGCCAGCCGGATTGATATCGTATCCTGAGCGACCACGCGGTAGCTCTCCAAATCGACATCCTCAACTATTTTTCGAATGTCGTCTTCCTCTGACTGCGGACGCGGCAGCTTTGCAACAAGCAGATTTAAAAAGATGGACAGCTTCTCCCAATCATGTGAGCCGTAAGGTAAAATAGACGAGAGGAAATTATATGTGCGCACAAACGTCTTAGCGCTGCTCTTAAATGCAATTTGGTCTTCGAGATCAAGCGCCTTATATGCTTCCACGCAAACATCAATAATAGGGTCAAGCTCTTCTCTCGGTGCATTGCCAAGGTATAACCCGACAAAGGTGTCTATTTGCTCCTGTGTATAAACCTGCATCGGTTCCATTGTGTCAATCAGGTCATTCAGCTTATTCGCGTCAGTCTCACCAGAGAGAACTGTGGTTTTGTAGTATCGCTCGAAGGCTTTCTGTATTTCAGCTGGGTCATTGGCAAAATCCAAGACAAAGACATCGTTTTTGCCACTGTAACAGCGGTTCAGGCGTGAGAGTGTTTGAACCGCCTTAATATCGGCAAGCCCCTTATCCACATACATCGTGTGGAGCAACGGCTCATCATAGCCTGTTTGGAATTTATCGGCGACAACAAGGATACGATATGGATCGTTTTTGAACTTCTTCTCAATCTGAGCGCTGGGGAAACCATTGATTCTTGCTTCGTTGAGTGTTTCCCCGTTATAATTGGCATCGCCGGAAAAGGCGACGACAGCTCGATATTGGCTTCTCCGAGCTTGAAGCGCCTCTGTAATCGCGTAGTAATACTCAATAGCACGCTGGATGCTGCCGGTTACCACCATTGCGCGACCTTGCCCGCCGATCTTGTTTTTCACCGCATTATGAAAATGCTCAACAATAATTCCGGCTTTCTCCTTGACGGCATACGGCTGATTTTCAACATATGAGCGAAGGACACTTTGTGCGCGCTTCTTGTCAAACAGCGGGTCATCTGCTGCGGTTTTGACGATGTGGTAGTAGCTCTGGTAGGGCGTGTAGTATTTCAAAACGTCGAGGATAAAATGCTCCTCGATTGCCTGCTTCATGGTATAAACATAGTGCGGTTCCGATTTCTTGGTGCCGTCTTCATTGAGAATCGGATTGCCGTTCTCGTCGACGATAGTCTTACCGAACATTTCAAGTGTTTTGTTTTTTGGCGTGGCTGTGAAGGCAAAGTAGCTGGCGTTTAACGCCATCCGTTTCCCCTCAATCAAGCTGTTAATCTTATCTTCGAGTTCATCATCGTCGTTATAAACATTGCCGGAGAGGACAATGTTCATTTTTGCAGAGAGACTACCATTCTGGCTGGAATGTGCCTCGTCGATGATGATGGCAAATTTCTTGTGCTTGTAGGCGTCGGAGATGTCATTGAGAATGAACTGGAATTTGTGGACGATGGTAATAATAACGCGCTTCCCATCATCAAGCAGTTGCCGCAGTTCACCTGAGTCCTTCGCCCAGCCGACAGTGGAAGACACCTGCATGAACTGACGAATCGTGTCTTTTATCTGCTTGTCGAGGTTGATACGGTCGGTGACAACGATAACTGTGTCAAACGCCTGTCCCTCGGCGTTCTTTAACGTGACAAGTTGATGTGCCAACCATGCGATAGAATTTGACTTTCCTGATCCGGCGCTGTGTTGAATGAGATAACGATGTCCGATTCCGTCGCGCGCAGCATCAGAAAGCAGGGCCTTTACAACATGGAGCTGATGATAGCGCGGGAAAATCTGTTTGTATGATTTCTTCCCGGTGTCTTCGTCCTTTTCCTCAATGACCTGCACGTAGTTTTCAAGGATGTTGGATAGCTCCCGCTTAGTTAATATCTCCTTCCACAAATAGTCGGTTTTGATTCCATCAGGGTTGGGCGGATTGCCGGCGCCGTCATTAAAGCCCTTGTTGAACGGCAGGAAGAAAGACTTCTCGCCTTTCAGTTCCGTACACATACGGATTTCATTATCATCAACGGCAAAATGCACCAGACACCGCTTGAAGCTGAAGATCAATTCTGCCGATGACCTATCTTTTTTATACTGGCCTTCGGCATCGGAAGCGTTTTGCTTGGTGAACTGGTTTTTCAGTTCAAAAGTCATGATGGGCAGACCATTAGTAAACACAGCCAAATCAAGTGCAAGGCGACCGTATTCCTTGGAATACTGAAGTTGCCGCGTAACGCTGAATATGTTCTTGTTATAGAGGACTTGGGCATCGTGATTGCCCTCTGAAGGCAAGACCATATACAGTTCCAGAGTACGGTGTTTGTACTTGAAGCCCTTACGCAAGACCTCAATCACGCCGGAATCGGACAGCTTCTTACTGAGACGGTCAAGAAACTTCCTCTTTTCCGTCTCCGATTCCAGTATGCGCAGCTCATCCATATAGGGTTTTTGCGTATCAAGCAAAAAACGGAACAGCCGCGTTTCATCAATGGCGTACTCTTGATTGTAATCGTCGTTGCTGCCCTGCTCGTAATGGTTTTGATTTACGAGCCAGTCGACAATCAGAGTTTCAAAACCGTTTTCTCTGGTGTTAGTTGGCATCTTTAATCTACCTCCTGTTCTTCATTCTCATCTTCTTCAACATACTCATCTTCTGAAAGCTGCGTAGATTCAATTTCGTCAAGATCAGTTCTACCAGTGATGATATCTGCAGCCATTTGAGTCTTATACTGTCCAAGAAGAGCGATCTCGCTTTTTAACCGCGCTATCATATCGTCGATAACGACACCAACAGCAGCACATTTTGAATCTACAAACGCTGCAATTTTATTCTGTTCCTCAATCGGAGGAATCGGTATTATCATTGTCTTTAGGTCTTGAAAACCGATAGATTGTCTTACTCCACCACCGAGTCCATAAAAAAACTTATTAATGTCATAAACATGAAGTATCAACTGTATAAAACGAGGGTTTTGCGTTGTCTTAAGGCACGTATATGCCGATGTAATGATGCCTCGTTCTCTGACTAAGCCTGTGCGAAGGCTTTTCTGGTCATTTTGTAAATCTGTTAAACGAAGAATAATATTACCCGGGTCAACAATTTGGTATCCATCATATCCCTTTGGAACAAGCCCGTAATTTATGTCCTTTTTTCGGATGATATTTCCGTGGCTTAAGGACAGAACATTAGTCTCAGTGAGCTCTTTATTCTTGTTACTTTGCTCAGAACAAACCTGCCACAGATAAACGAGCTCCCAGTGTGCTGGGATTTGTCCAAGCCATTTATTTCCACTATCTTGCATCTGTATTGTGCGTCCGACACTATCAGCAGCTGCCTTTCGTACAATATCTGACAAGAGAGATGTAGACATATCGTGTTCTTCTCTTAAATCGTTAATAACATCAGCAGTTTTTCGTAATTCATCAGGATTGTAAAAATACTTTGTAAAACTTATATCGTAGCCAATTTTTACATCAGACTCATCAATCCATGCGGCGTCAGAAAACGGCTTTACTTCCGTTTCAAAGAAACCAGCAATACCGCCATCGTAAGAAAACGGAACTCTGGCTCTATTAATTTGCTTTTTATCGGCTTTAACCTTTCCTTTGTTCTTACCTTTCATTTCTATGACAGGAGAACCGTGCTCGTCAAGAAGCGGATGCATAATTGGCACATCCCAATATCCAAACTCCGCATTTGGGATCACGCGACTAAAGCGGGAATCGGCATGAGTATACGCCAAATAGAGTTGTAGTATTTCCCGACGAGTTTCTTCGCTTATTTCACAGTTTTTATCTCCCAGATTCTTTCTGATACCTGATTTCATAGATGTAGCATCTATAAGTTGAACTGTTCCACGTCTGGCGGCGCTCTTTTGGTTAGTTACAACCCACAAGTAAGTACTAATAGGCGTGTTGTAAAACATCTTTTCTGGAAGTGCGATAATAGCCTCAAGCATATCCTGCTCGATAATCATTCGGCGCAGATTACTCGGTCCACTACCAGCCTTACCAGTTGATAATGAAGCACTATTATGTACTTCGACAATCCGGCTACCAAGTGTGGTTGTTCTCTTCATTTTGCTGATATTATTCGCTAAAAACAGCATCTGCGGGTCGCCAATATCAGGAATAAGAGAGTATTCGGGAGTATCAGCATATTCTATAACAAAACGCGGGTCAGTAATATCCGTTTTCTTTATATCTCCCCAAGCCTTGAGTTCAGACTTCCACGATGTTCCGAACGGGGGATTTGAAAGCATAAAGTCAAATTCCTCATGGGCAAATCTATCTTCAGATATTGTCGAACCGTACCTTATGTTATTCGCCTGCGCTCCTTCGCCCTTAACAAGCATATCTGCACGGGCAATGGCGTAGGTCTCGTCGGCGTTCTCTTGACCGAACAGCTTTATTGAGACACGTTTACCGCGACGAGCAGCAAGCGTCTGAATATGCTGTTCTCCAACTGTAAGCATACCGCCCGTTCCACAAGCTCCGTCGTAAATGCGGTATGTAGTGCTTTGAATCTGGTCTTGAACCGGAATGAACGCGAGGTCAGCCATCAGTTCCACAATGTCTCGCGGCGTGAAGTGGCGTCCGGCATCGGTGATGTTCGTTTCTTCGTTGAACTGCCGGATAACGTCCTCAAACAGCGTTCCCATCGAATGGTTGTCCAGACCTTCTATACGAACGGTACCATCATCGTTAAGCACCGGCTCTGTGCTGAAGTTATAGCGAGGGTCAACAAACTTTTCGATAAGTAGTCCCAAGCGATCATGTTCGGAAAGCGTATCGATTTCATTACGGATTTTAAACTTGCTCAGAATTTCCTGCACATTCTGCGAGAACCCGTCCAAATAGGCGATAAAATCACGCTTCAGTTGCTGCTGATTGGTACGGGATTTTAGATCAGTCAGTGTATAGTCGGAGCGATTGCAAAAAGCCTGCCCAGCTATCGTGCAGAGCGCCGGGTCGATATCGACCGTGATGCCCTTCTTCTCAAACTCCACTCTCTTTCTCACCACATCGTCGTGCTTCGGCATAAGAACGGCGTCAAAGCGGCGGATAACAAAGAACGGCAGGATAACCTTTCGGTAATCACCGACATCATATACATCAACAAGGCAATCGTTAGCGATGCCCCAAATAAAAGCTTTCAAGGAATTATAGGTTGTCTGATTCATGATAAGGAAACTCTCCTGTTCGGTTTTTTAGACTCAATTATCTGCGCATTCATCGTTCACCATCTCCATGATGTCACCGACGTCACACTCCAATGCTTTGCAGATTTTGGCGAGGATTTCTGTACTGACATTCTCGTCTTTCCCTAACTTGGCGAGAGTAGTCGTACTAATACCTGTTGCAGCACGGAGGTCTGTGCGTTTCATGTTTTTGTCTATCAATAATTTCCAGAGTTTTTTATAGCTCACAGCCATGCTCTACGCCTCTCTTTCGGTAGCAGTTTCAAGCCCGTTTTCATCACGGCACAGAAAAAACAATAATAGCATAGCACGGATATGCGCAAAAGTCAATATCATATCCAGTTATAAGGAAATAATATTTAGATTTACGAATATTTAATTTGGCGAGCTGTCCTCTCATTCTTACCCGATTCAAAATGTGAATTTTTTGAAACTTCCGAGAGCCTATTGACAACAGCCGAAACGCGGTGTATAATATAAGCAGATAAGCGAACGCGCTTAATCACAACAAGGAGGTTTTACTGTGGATACGAAGTTTGGAGAATACATTAAGGCGAAAAGGATGGAGAAGGGTGTCAACCTTCGAAAGCTCGCCGAACTGCTTGGTATTGTCCCTGCCTACATGAGTGATATAGAAAAGGGACGGCGTTATCCGCCGGACAAAGACAAGCTGTACAAAATCGCAGAAGTGCTGCATCTTACCGATACCGAAATGAACGAGATGTTCGATTTAGCAGCTCTTGCAAAAGAAAACACCGTGTCGCCTGATCTGCCCGAATACATCATGGGTAGTGAGAAAGCGCGTGTCGCTTTAAGAATGGCACGTGACATCAATGCCGGCGATCAGGAGTGGCAGAAAGTAATCGAAATGCTTGAAACAAAGGAAAAAGGGGAATCGGATACTTGATTTACTACGAGTTTTCGCCATCTCAGCTTGAGGACAAGGCAATCAAACTGACGCAGGACTTTGATAAAGAACGCCTTGTTCGCCCAAAGCCTATTGATGTATATGATGTGGTTGATCTTATCAAGTGTACGCCTGACTGGGTTTACCTTACGCCGGATCAGTCATATCTGGGATTGACTGCATATAACGAAGGATACTGGTGGGCATGGCCTGCGCCTTATTTTGAGGCGGGTATGCTGCCTGAAAAGATCGCTGTTCATGCGGGTACGATACTTATTGACCGGACCATAAGTGAAGGCAGCAATCGCGGCATCGAGAACTTCACAGTCATACATGAGTGCTTTCATCAAATCCTTCACCAGCGCTGTTTCCGGACAAGAACGGCGAACTATCAGCATTACTGCCAGAAGAAGGACTTCCGCGCTGAGTCCGGCAAGCGAAAAAATATGACGGCGATAGAACGAATAGAGGCTCAAGCTAACTACTGTGCGGCAGCTTTTCTCATGCCCAAAGATGCTGTCGAGACGATGTTCTCGGCGAAAGCTGGTCTTTCAACCACTCCGATAATGCCTATCAAGCTTAATGTTCATATTGATTCCATCATCGAGAAAATGGCGGAGTTGTTCAGCGTCAATTACTCACCGATGAAGTACCGACTCCAAAATCTGGGGCTTCTCTCGCGTGAGGAAGTGTCAATCGAGGAGTATCTTTGCAGTTAGCGCTGGGAATGTGCGTTTATTTGTGCATTCCCGTCTTTTTTACCCATAGTGTAGTAAATAAGCGAACAAGCTTGTTTGCTACATTCTATCATATCAAGGAGGAAAAATCAATGGAGACCAGTACAATTTACCGATGTAATAAGAAATGTCCGCTTAATAAGCACTGCTTCGTCTTGAAAGTACCGGGGCGTTTAAAACAGCCTTTACCAGTGCTCGTGAAGTGTGTAGCTGCCAAAGGCAAAGATGTGCCTATAGTTATTGGTGAGAGACCACCCTAAAAGATTGAATGCTTGCAAATAAGCCGCTGTGACGTGCTAAATTGCAGAACTCTTCAGGTGTAAATCTGGAGTTTATCTGCATACGTCATAGCGGCTTTTCTCTTTATTACGAAAAGAAGGGATGGCTTATATGGACGATGTTGTTCTCGAGGAGATCAGAAACAAAGACGGCAAAAAGGTCTGCCGTGTGGATGCCAAGCACAGACTCGTTGAAATTGTGCTTAAGGGCATACGGACTCTAATCCATTTCCGCGACGATGGAACATTAGAGATTAAGAACGAAAAAGTCGCATAAACAACCGAATATCCGCCAGAACGCTTGGACGGCAGTGCGGAATCTTTACTTCTCTCAGGAGAGGTGGGTTCTACTGCCGTCCATTTCTGTTTTGTGCGGATTGGCTGGCTCTGGCGGATTTCAGAAATTTGAAATTCAAAGGAGCTATGCACAATGAAAATCACATGGAAATTTGCAGACGGTACCACATCGGAAGTTGAGGTCAACGAGGAAATCGCCAGCTACATAACCGCGTCGCGTCGCGAGGAAAGCAATCTTGACCGCAAGGAGCGCTATCACAGCTATTCACTCGACGCCATTGATTATGAGGGGCTGGAGTACGCGACGGACACTACCCCTGAAACCGAAATGTCAAGCAAGGAGTATGCCGCTCGGGTCAACGCCGCTTTGGACAAGCTCTCGGAAACGCAGCAGCGTCGCTTGCTGATGCTTGCGGACGGGCTTTCAATGCGGGAAATTGCCCGACGTGAGGGTGTCGACCACCGAGCCATTCGCGAATCAATCGAAGCCGCAAGAAAGAAATTCAAAAAGAACTTCTAAAACACCTCCCCAAAACGCCTTTCATTTCTCCGTATGCCGAGGGACACACAAAACCGTCCCTCGGAGAGGACGGATGAAAGATGAAGCACGATTTGAAGATCAGCGTTTCCAAGAAGCCCCCCGAAGACGGCGTCGTCAGATGCAAGCGCATAGCGCTTCGAGAACGATTGCTCCGTTACCTGTTCGGCGAAAAGCGTCGGGTAATGGTCATCGTTCCCGGCGACACCGTGGAGAGCGTTTCCATCACGGAACTGCCCGGAGGTGACGAGCTCCGATGAAAAAAGACACTGCTCCGCTGCTTCCAATGCCAATCAAGGCAAAGCCCTATGCACATCAGGTCGCCGCTTTCAATTTCGTTTGCGAGCTGTTCGGTCTGGTTTCGACGGGAGGTGATTCCGATGACGAAAGCCACGGTGAAATGCGCCCTATGCGGGAAAGCATTCCAGCGGTCGGAAAGCCAAGTCCGTGAGAACAACTTCTGCTGCCGAGAGCATTTTTACCACTGGAACTCGCAGCGCATGACCGAGTACAACCGCACGGATAACCCCATGAACAAGCCTGGCGGTGTGATGGAGTCACGTGTGAAACGAAGTCGCAAGCTCCGTGGCACCGGCGAGGGCAAGGCGTATTCAAAGCTGCTTGGCAAACACGCGCACCGCAGGATCGCCGAAGCCATACTCGGCAGACCGCTCAAAAAGGGCGAGGTTGTCCACCACATAGACGGCAACAAGCTCAACAACGACCCCGCAAACCTTGAGGTGCTCCCGTCGCAGTCGGAGCATTGCAAAATACACGGCTTCGGGAAGAAGAAAGGCAGGTGATGTACATGAATATTTCCAGAAGTCAGGGCGTCGCTCTCCTAATGGAAATGGGTTAGCACCGGGAAAACGCTGGTGTCCATCGCCGCAGCCGGTGCGCTGTTTAACGCCGGACGCATCAAAAGAGCGCTGGTCGTGGCACCGTTGTCGGTCGTCGGCATATGGGACGAGGAGTTCGGTAAGTTTGCCGGTTTTGATTACACCCTCGCCGTGCTTAAGGGTAGCGGCGAAAAGAAAGCAGATACGCTTCGGCACATGACCGGCGACGCGCTGCAGGTGGCTGTTATCAACTACGAATCGGCGTGGCGCTTGGAGAAGGAGCTTGCGGCATGGCGTCCCGACCTGATTATCGCCGACGAGGGACACAAAATCAAAACGCACAACATCTCGGCTTCCAAAGCGATGCACCGGCTGGGCGCGGCGGCAAAATATCGACTGCTTTTGACGGGAACGCCGGTCACGAACAAGGCAATTGATATCTTCTCTCAGTACAAGTTCCTCGACCCGCGTATCTTTGGACAGTCGTTTTACAGCTTCCGTAACACCTATTTTTACATGACCGGCTACGGCAATCACACGCCGGTGCTCAAAAAGTCGATGGAGCCGGAGTTGACCCGCCGTATGCACAGCATCGCGTTTCGGGCGACAAAGAAGGACTGCCTTGACCTGCCGGAAACGACCGACATCATCCGTAAGGTCGAGTTGGAGCCGAGGGCGCTGAAGCTCTACCAAAGCCTCGTGCAGGAAAGCTACGCCGAGCTATCCGAGGGCGAGGTCACCATCACCAACGTGCTTACCAAGCTGCTGCGGTTATCGCAGCTCACGGGCGGCTTCATCGGCAGAGATGAGAGCAGCGCCGCCGAACAGGTCAGCACGGCAAAGCTCGACGTGCTGGAGGACATCCTTGACGCGGCAATCGAGGAAAACCGCAAGCTCGTTGTTATCGCCCGCTTCGTGCCGGAGCTTGACGCTATCTGCGCCATGCTCGAAAAGAAGCGCGTCAACTACTCCCTCATCAAGGGCGGCGTAAAAGACCGTGACGAGCAGGTCGCCCGCTTCCAGAACGACCCCGATGTCCCCATTTTTGTCGGGCAGATCGCAACCGCCGGTCTGGGGCTGACGCTCACGGCGGCAAGCACGATGGTCTTTTACTCGCTGGATTACTCGATGTCGAACTTCGAGCAATGCAAAGCCCGTATTCACCGCGCCGGTCAGCGGATGCCGTGTACCTACATCTATCTAACCGCTCAGGGCACGGTCGATGAGAAGGTGCTTAAAGCCCTGAAGAACAAGGCGAACCTCGCCAAGGCGCTGGTCGACGACTACCGCTACGGCAATAACCCATTTATGTAAAGGAGCTTATTTCAATGGACAATTCTGAAAAAATGTTTGAACTCGCAGACCGGCTCAAGGCTCTGCGGGATGAGAAAAAGGACGCCGAGCAGCACGTGAAGGAGCTAAACGCCGCGCTCGATGAAACCGACGCTGCGCTGGCGCAGCTGATGACCGATACCGAAACGCAGAACTTCACCCGCTCCGGCACGATGTTCTGCCTCACCAACACGACCCGTGCCTCGGCGACCGCCGACCGCAAGGAAGAGCTCTTTGAGGCGCTTCGCGCAGAGGGCTACGGCGGACTGGTATATGAGACCGTCAACGCCAACTCCCTCTCGGCTTTCGTGCGGGAGCAGATATCCGAGAACGACGATGTGTTACCCGACTGGCTTGAAGGGCTGGTCAGCGTATTCGAAAAAACGACCGTGGGCGTCCGTAAGGCGACCCGCAAATAATGAAAGGATGGAATGATACCATGAAAAACGAAAACAAGGCTCTTGCCACTACGAACAGCGCGTTTATGGCGCTGAAGGACTTCAATCTGAACGACGCGCTTTCCGAGGAGCTGTCCGGCTTGTCCGGCAGCTTCGAGCGAATTAAAATCCCCGCCGGAGGTATGACGGTGTTTGAGATCCCCGGCGAAAACCCCGATAACCCGGAAACGGTCAAGGAGTTCTCCGCCGTTATCCTGCATCATCACCCGCTGTATGCCTACTACACGGACAAGTATACGGGCGGATCTAATCCTCCCGACTGTGGCAGCTTCGACGGAGTTACAGGCGAGGGCAACCCCGGCGGCGACTGCGCCAAGTGTCCGTATAACAAATTCGGCTCCGGCGAGAACGGTGCCAAGGCGTGTAAGAACCGCCGCCGCATCTACCTGCTGCGCGAGGGAGAGATTTTCCCGATGATACTCTCCCTGCCGACCGGCTCTCTTAAGGATTTCACCCGCTATATCATGCGCTTGCTCTCCAAGGGCAAGAAGTCCAACGCCGTAGTCACCAAATTCGCGTTGAAGAAGGCGATCAATAACAGCGGCATCGCATATTCACAGGCGCAGTTTTCGGTCGACCGCGACCTGACTGCCGAGGAATACGCGCTTATCTCAGGGCTGACTGAGCAGGTCAAGAGCTTCTCCACCCGCGTCGGCTATGACACGGAATCCACTGTGGATGTTCCCGCCGTCAATGTTGACCACGAAATCGGCGAGGTCATTGAACCTCTCGCCTAAATACACCGCCGCAAGGTCGGGTGGCAGCTGCTGCCCGACCTACAGCGGCAGAAGGAGCATGAACATGTATTACAACCTTATATATACACCCGATGAGCTGCGCGAGTATATCGAGGGCGCGGGCGTTATTGCATTCGACTTCGAGACCGCGCCGGATGATGAATGGCGAGACGAGCCGAAGGCGGCGCTGGACGCGCACAAGGCGCATATCGTCGGCATCAGTCTTTCGGTTTCGGAAGGCAGCGCGGTATATCTGCCTTTTGCACATAAGGTCGGAAAAAATGTGCAGAGCCGCGATGCGCTTATGCAGTATCTCACGACCGCTGTCTTTGAAAACCCCGACGTCGTAAAGGTGGCGCACAACCTGGCTTTTGAGGCGATGTTCCTGTATGCGCAGGGCATCGTTGTATGCGAACCCTGCTACGACACCATCGCGGCGGCGCAGCTCACGCTCAAGAGCAAGTTTGAGTTTCGTGGGTTATCGGACAGCGGCTTGAAGCTGCTCTCCACCTCGCTTTTCGGCGCAAATATGCCGGATTTCAATACGGTGACGGCGGGACGGCATTTCGACGAGATGAACCCCGCCGAGCAGGAAACGCTGCGCTATGCCTGTGCCGACAGTGATTACACCCTGCGGCTTTATCACAAATTCAACGGCTGGTTTGCAAAGAACCTCCCGCAGCATCAGGACATTGTGGAGCGGGTGGAATCGCCGACGGCGGTCTATGTCGGCATGATGAAGTACAACGGCGTTCCGATGGATACGGATGCAATGATGTCAAAAAAAGTCGAAGCAGAACGAAAACTTACGGAGTTACGCTCAGCAATTGATGAGATGACTGGCGACATAGACATCGGCGCAAACGCCTCGACCTCGGCGTTCAAGCAGTATCTGTATACCGACCTCGGCTTGCCGGTGCTGAAGACGACGGAAAAGCATCAGGAGGCAGCTGACGACGCGACGATGATCCTGCTCACGGAGTACTGCCGCGAGCATCGCCCGGAGCTGGTGCGCCTGTTCGAGCTGGTGCAGGAATACCGTAAGTGGGGCAAGCTCAAAAGCACCTACATTGATGGATATCTTCGCTGCGTCAATAGCGCCACGGGACGTATTCACCCAGACCTCATGCCGCTCGGGACCGAAACAGGGCGCTTCGCTTCCCGCAATCCCAATCTGCAAAACTGCCTGCGCAAGGATAACGACCCGATAGGCGTGAGGAAGTTTATCGCCGCGCCGGAGGGCAAGCTGCTCATCTCGCTGGATTTCTCCCAGATCGAGCTTCGCGTGGGCGCGTTCTACTGCCGCGATAAGAAGATGCTCGAAACCTATCGTGCCGGAGGAGACATCCACGCGGCGACAACATCGGTCATCTTTCATGTGCCGTTCAGCGAGGCAGCGGACAAGAATGCGCCGCACTATAAGGAGCGCCGCACCATCGCCAAGAACTGCAATTTCGGTGTGTTTTATGGGCTTTTCCCCAGCGGGCTGCAGAAGACGCTGAAGTTCAAGGCGGGTCTGGATATGTCGAATGACGCCTGTGCCGGTATCATCGACAATCTGAAAAACGGCTATCCGCGCCTGACCGATTGGCAGGACGAGACCAAGCGCCGCGCCGCCAATACCTGTTATGCGGAAACGTGGCTCGGTCGCCGCAGGTATATTATCGGCATCCTCTCGACCGATTGGGGCAAGCGCTCCTTTGCCGAGCGCTGCGCCATGAATACGCCGATACAGGGTACGGCGGCGGATATTCTGAAACTGGCGATGGGACGCATCGTAGCGGGCATCAAGGAGCGACCGTGGCTAAAGCCGTTCCTGCAGATTCACGACGAGCTGGTGTTCGAGATACCGGCGGACAAGCTCGACGAGGCGATCGGCTTCGTGAAGGCTTGCATGGAGGTGCAGCCGTTCCCGGCGTTTGACGTGCCGATCATCGCGGAAGCCGCCTACGGTGAGAGCTTCGGCGAGCTGAAGGAAATGGAGGACGTGTGATGTGGATAGATAAACGAAACGCCGAGGGCTACAGCGACCCGACGACCTACGAGGCTATGCGAAGGCTGATGCGCGAGGATTTGCTGCATCGTTACGGTACAGAGTACCGACCGCTCGTTTTTATCTGTTCGCCCTTCGCCGGTGATATGGAGAAAAACGCAGAGCGCACACGGGACTATTGCCGCTTTGCTGTCGTGCAAAACGCGATACCGCTTGCGCCGCACCTGCTCTACCCGCAGTTCATGGATGAAGACGACCCTGACAGCCGTAAGCTGGGCTTGTTCTTCGGGCGGGTGTTGCTGGGAAAATGTCAGGAGCTGTGGGTGTTTGGAGATACGGTCTCCGAGGGCATGAGCCACGAAATCCGCAAGGCGCAAAAGCATAATATGCCCATCAAGTATTTTACCGAGGAATGTGAGGTGAAAACCCTATGAGCTATCCGCAGGAGCTGCTTGAACGAAAGCAATGGGTCAACTGGCGGCTCATCCCCGACAAGGACGGCGGCAAGGATAAAAAGATGCCGTATAACCCCATCACGGGCAAAGGCGCACAATCCAATAACCCCGCGACATGGACGGACTACGCCACCGCTGCCGACGCGCTGGAGCGCTATGGCTTTACGGGGCTGGGCTTTATGTTCTCGAAAGATGACAACCTTGTGGGCGTGGACGTCGACCACTGTTATGACCCCGAAACGAAAACCTTCAATGAGACGGCGAAGGCAATCATCGCAAGGCAGCCTACCTATATGGAGTTTTCGCCCTCCGGCACCGGCATTCATCTCTTCTTCAAGGGCGCGATACCCGGTACCGGCAACAAAAACGCCAAGACCGGCGTGGAGATGTACGAGCATACCCGCTACTTTACGATGACGGGCAAAAGGCTCGATTGTGCGACGGACACCATCGCCGAGGACAATGGTACGCTTAAATGGATTCATGAAACCTACATCCGCGCCCCGAAAAATCAGCAGCAAAAGAAGTCGAAAAAGAGCGCACCCGTGCAGCTGTCCGACGACGAGCTTCTGGAGCTTGCCCGTGGAGCAGATAACGGCGAAGCGTTCTCGAAGCTCTGGGACGGCGACTGGCAGGACGCCTATTCGAGTCAATCGGAGGCGGATATGGCGATGTGCTGTCGGCTGGCGTTCTGGTCGGGCAAGGACAAGGCGCAGATGGACAGGCTCTTTCGCCAGAGCGGGCTGTTTCGGGAAAAGTGGGACACGAAGCATCATGCCAGCGGTGCGACCTACGGCGAGGAAACGCTGGACAAGGCTTGTGAGCTGACCGAGGATACCTATACGCCCGGTAACGATGCGCCGGTATTTGAGTACAAGGGTATGTATTTCCGCAGTAAGGGCGAGAGCATCTATCCCATCACCAACTTCGTATTCGTGCCGGTTGAGATGATCGTCGCCGAGGAGGAGACGCAGCTCACCGCCGACCTTGTGACCGTGCGTGGCGAAACCTACCGCCTGACCTTTATGACGACGGACTTCGCCAATCAGCAGAAATTCAAGAATGCCCTCAACAAGCGCACCATCGCTCTGAGCTATACCGGCTCGGACGGTGATTTGGAGCTACTCAAGGCATACGTCTCGGAGCTGGAATGGAAAATGAAGCGCGGCGTCAAGGCGATGGGCATTTACGAGCATGGCGGCGGGATGGTATTCGTTTCGGTCGAGGGTGCGGTGGACGAAAACAGCGCGGCTGTCGAGGACATTATTCAGCTGGACAAATACCGCAGCAACTGCAGTGATATTCTTGGCGCGAAGCTCATCACCGCGACCCAGCTTCAAACGCTCGGCGAGGTGCTCATGTCCTACAACGAACCTGCGAAGGCAGTGTCGATTCTGGCGTGGATCAGCGGCTGCTTCATAAAAGAGCACCTGCGGGAGAAGAACGTGAAATACCCGCACCTCATGCTCATCGGCGAAGCCGGAAGCGGCAAGAGCAATACGCTGGAGCGGGTCATTATGCCGGTGTTCTCCAAGTCAAAGATCGTGGCGGCGGGACAAACGACTGCCTTTACGCTGATGAAGGACTCGGCGTCCTCGAACACCATTCCGATGGCGCTAGACGAGTTCAAGCCCTCGAAAATCGACAGCTATCGCCTTGCGCCGCTGCTGAACCATTTCCGCAACAGCTACGACGGTCAGGAGGGCATCCGTGGTCGCGCCGATCAGACGACCGTGAGCTATGAGCTGCTGGCTCCGCTCGTGGTCGCCGGTGAGGAATCGCCGGACGAAGCGGCAATTCGGGAGCGCAGTATTGAGCTGCTGTTTTCCAAGAAAGACCTGAAGACGGTCGAATATCGTGCGGCATTCCAGAGGCTGTGCGCCAGCGCCGATTTACTTGGCGGTCTTGGGCATAGCTTACTCGGCATCGCGCTGAAAACTAAGCCCGCAGAATGCTATTCGTGGTACGAAGAGGCGCTGAGCGGTTTCAACAAGGAGCTGCCGTCGCGTGTCGTCAACAATCTCGCCTGTATGGTCGCAGGGCTGCGGCTCATGGAAAAGCTGTGCTCCTCGCTCGGGCTTTCGTGGCATGAGACGTTTCCGTATGCCATCGCTCCCTGCACAAAGTACATCGAGTATGCGGCGAAGGAATACCTGCTGGACGGCGGCACCAGCAATAAGAGTGTGGTCGAGCAGACGCTTGAGGTGATGTCGCGCATGGGACTTGACCCGAAGAGCGAGTTTGCCATTCTCGACGACGGCAAGGTGCTGGCGCTGTGGCTCAATCACGTTTATGACCGTTATACCAAGTACCGCAAGGACTGCGCTATCGCCGGAGAAACGCTGACCTATGCACAATTCAAAAAGCAGCTACAGCACTCGGATTATTTTCTGGAGAGCAATGTGCAAAAACGCATTGGCTCAGAGAATCGGCGCGTGTGGACGCTCAATTATGGTCTGCTCAAAACGCGGTGCGATGTGTCCGGCTTTGAAATCACAGAGGTTGAACCGCTATGTTCGGCACAATCCGTAACTTAATTGCTCGTGATGTAGCCTCTCGGAGCACAGAAGTTACAGGAAAAGTTACGCCCCAAAAGCCGCTATATAGAGCACATTTCAGGGTAGTCGGATGACTTTGTAACTTTGTAGCTTCAAAAAAACTATAGGTACATACGCGAGAGCAACTTTCATTCCATACGCGAGCGCGTGTGCGCGTGTGAATATACGCAGACCTCTATAAAAGGCAGTTACACGGTTACAAACCCCAAAAAAGTTACAAGGAGTACACTGTGGCAGAAAAAGAAATCGTGAGCGCGATCCTGCGCTATCTCAAAGCCGTGCCAAGGTGCTTTGCTTGGAAGGAGCATGGCGGGATGTATGGCACGGCAGGTATTCCCGACATCATCGCCTGTATCGACGGCAGGTTTTTCGCCTTTGAGGTGAAGACGCCGGTCGGGAAAACAACGGCACTTCAAGCGGCAACTATCCGAAAAATCCTCGCCTGTGGCGGTACGGCTGCGGTCGTTCGTTCGGTTGACGAGGTGCGAGCTGTGATAAACGGCTCTCTGCAATGAACACTGACTATGAAAACAACACACCTGTGCTTTACATATACAATGCTCACACTGCGGCATCGCTTCGCTGGAATTACAAAATCCAGATAAGGAGTGTGTCTCATGAACAATTACGAAAACCTCGCCAACGCCATCATCCTTCAGGCGGCGAAGGACTACCGCAAGGCGCTGCGCACCCTCTCGCTCAACCCACATAACCGCTCGGCACAGTACGAATGCCGGAGCATCGAGCAGTTCTTCCGTTCCGGCTGGTTTGGAGTGCTGACCCGCCTCGACCCGGAGCTGCTCATCAGCAAGCTGAAGGCGGAGGTGGCAGCATGACGGTGAAGGAATATCTCGGTCAGGCGTACCGCCTCGACCAGCGCATCAACTCCAAGCTGGAGCAGGTCGCTTCCCTCAACGAGCTGGCGACAAAATGCACCTCGACGCTCACGGGTATGCCCCGCAATCCCAATCGCGGCACCTCCACAATGGCTGACGCTGTGGGTAAAATCGTAGACCTGCAAGCGGAGATCAACCGCGACATCGACCGGCTCGTTGACCTGAAGCGTGAGATGGTCAGGCTTATCAAGGCAGTGGACAATACCGAGTATCAGACGCTGTTGGAACTGCGTTACCTGTGTTTCAAAACGTGGGAGCAGATTGCCGTGGACATGGGCTACAATGTGCGTCATGTGTACCGGCTCCACGATGAAGCGACGGAAAAAATCATACTTCCGTAAACTCAGCAGTAAATGTCACTGTTTGTCATGTAGTCCTTTGTGGTAGTATATAATCAGGAAAACAGAATCCGAGAGAGCCTTGTGGGAGCAATCCCGCAGGGCTTTTCTTATGCCCTCAAGGAGGTGACATCATGCCCAGAAAACCGCAGCGACCGTGCCAGCACCCCGGCTGCCCGAAGCTGACGAGCGGTCTTTACTGCCCGGAGCATCAGCGACAGGCGGATTATCATTACAACCATTTCCAGCGTGAGCCGGAGACAAATAAAAGGTATGGTCGTGCGTGGAAGCGTATCCGAGACCGCTTCATCAAAGCGCACCCACTCTGCGAAGAATGCAAGAAGGCTGGTCGGCTGACACCCGCCGAGGAAGTACACCATATGCTTCCGCTATCTCGCGGCGGTACCAATGCCGAGAGCAATCTCATGGCGCTGTGTCATAGCTGCCACTCCCGCATCACAGCGGAGTCCGGCGACCGCTGGCACGACCGGTGAGGTCTGTAGCAAAATGTGATACAGACCAAAACATAATCACTTTGATCGAAAATATATTCACTCGGTCTTTGCCCCGGTGGGGGCATCTAAATCCTCAAAACTTTTAAAAGCGGACAGCGGCGTGGGGCTTCGTGCGAGAAATCGCAGTTTCAAACGGCTAATATCCCCCATCAGGAAGGAGTGTGATAAATATGGCAAAAGACGGCACCAACAGAGGTGGTGCAAGAATCGGCTCAGGGCAAAAAAAGAAAGCCCTCGCCGACAAAATTTTAGATGGCAATCCCGGTAATCGGAAGTTGACCATCATGGACTTTACAGACATGACGGAGCTTACCGGAGAATCAATGCCAAAACCACGAGGCTATCTTACCGCGAAACAGAAAGACGGTTCCACAACACTGGCGGCGGAGATTTTCAACAATACATGGCAATGGCTCAAGGAGCGGGGGTGCGCACAGTTAGTAACTACTCAGCTTATAGAACAATACGCTCAGAGTGTGGCACGGTGGATCCAGTGCGAGCAGGCAATCAGTGAGTTTGGCTTCCTTGCTAAGCACCCCACCACCGGCAATGCTATTCCGTCCCCCTATGTTTCAATGTCTCAAAATTTCATGAAGCAGGCCAACAACATCTGGTTCCAGATTTATCAGGTGGTACGGGAAAACTGCACAACAGAATATCGCGGTGTAACACCTCAAGACGATGCAATGGAAAAGTTACTCAATGCCCGTCGGGGCGCACTATAATAAACGGAGGAATGTGAAATGACAACTTACAAAACAGCAGAAAGTGTATGCAAAGGACATCCGGATAAACTCTGCGATCTGATTGCCGACAATATCTTGGATGCTTGTCTCAGAAAGGACAGAGCTTCTCGCGTAGCTTGCGAGGTTATGGCGACTAAGGGCAAAATTATCGTAGCGGGCGAAATCACCTGTAGCGAAAAAGTGGATATTCGGTTTATCGTGCGAAATGTCCTGCGCGAGGTCGGGTATAATCCTTGGAAGTTTACTGTGTTCGTATTCGTTCATCGACAGAGTGCGGATATCGCAGCCGGTGTGGATACGGCAATTGAAGCGCGAAACGGCATATGCGATCCTTACGGATCTGTCGGCGCAGGTGACCAAGGCACAGTATACGGGTACGCAACAAAGGAAACGCGAGAGTATTTGCCTTTGCCGCTAGTGCTCTCGCATCGCATTGCCAAGCGCATTGATGAATGCCGCGAAGGTAAACTCATCAAAGGCATTCTACCGGACGGCAAGTGTCAGGTTACTGTCGAATATGAAGATGGTAAACCCAAACGTGTGAAAGCTGTGGTGATTTCTGTTCAGCATGAGGCGAATAGAACGCAGGAGCAGCTGCGCACGGATATTATGAATAATGTCTTGTGGCAATGCTTTGAGGATTTCCCAATGGACGATGATACCGAAATACTCATTAACCCCAGCGGGCGTTTCGTAGAGGGCGGCCCCGCTGCTGACACAGGACTGACGGGCAGAAAAATCATGGTGGATACTTATGGTGGTCTTGCGTCTCACGGCGGCGGAGCCCTTTGCGGCAAAGATCCGACGAAGGTTGACCGCAGCGGTGCATATATGGCACGGTATATCGCGAAGAACATTGTGTGGAGCGACTTAGCTGAAAGATGCGAGGTCGCTCTTTCTTATGCCATCGGTAAGGCAAGTCCCGTGGCAGTGGCGGTCACTTCATTTGGAACAAGCAAACTGACAGATGAGCAGCTTACATTGATTGTGCAGGAAGTCTTTAATTTGCGTCCTGCCGCTATCATTGAAAAGCTGCGTTTGCGTACAGCCATATATGAAAGCACGGCGGCATATGGTCATTTCAATTCCTGTCTCTTTCCGTGGGAAAACGTGGATTGTTATAAGGAGTTAAGAAAGGCGGCTGAGAAATATGCTGATTGAAAAGATACCCGCGGCAAAGCTCAATCCAGCTGCATATAACCCACGAAAAGACCTGAAGCCAGGTGACAAGGAATACGAAAAGCTCAAGCGCTCTATTGCGGAGTTCGGTTATGTGGAACCGATCATCTGGAATAAGACCACCGGTAACGTGGTTGGAGGTCACCAGCGGTTGAAAGTGCTACTCGACCTTGGGCAGACGGAAATCGACTGCGTGATTGTTGAGCTTGATGACAAACGTGAAAAGGCTCTTAACCTTGCACTTAATAAAATACAGGGCGATTGGGACGAAGCAAAGCTGGCATCGCTCATGGCAGAGTTTGACGCATCTACATTTGACGTATCCCTAACAGGCTTCGATGCTGACGAAGTAGACGCGCTCTTAAATAAATTTTACTCGAAAGAAGCCATACAGGATGACTTCAACGTATACAAAGAAAAGGAAGCCATTGAAGCTGCTGGCGAAACACGAACTCATTCAGGAGATCTCTGGCTGCTTGGACAGCATCGGCTTTTGTGCGGCGACAGTACCAGCGAGGTGGATTTCGACCATCTGATGGACGGTGCCCACGCTCAGTGCGCAGTTACCTCTCCTCCATACGGCGTCGGAAAAGAATATGAAAAAGCCGGGATCGAACCGTGGTTTGAAACTATGCGCCCCGCTATAAAGAACATCTGTAAAAATGCAGATATCGTCTGTTGGAACATCGGAGACCTATATGCCACAGGTACCCAGTTTATTGAACCAACCGAAATGTATAGCATTGGGCTTTTTGGTGACAACGGCTTTCGTCCTATCTGGATTCGCATTTGGAAAAAGCAAGGCATGAACTTCGGTAATTCACCCTATCACCTTGTGACAAATAAACCGGTGCAGCAGTACGAATATATCACGGCGCTGGCTGCGCAGGAAACTGATGAATACAACGACCAAGAGTTTGCCTGGGTTTCGGCATTCGCCGGCCATTCCTATAAGTTTGTGAAGCGGCTCACCAAGGATGAGCGTAAAAAATGGGGCTATGCCGGAATTTGGGAAATATCTACCGTGCGAGCCAATAAAGATCACCCCGCTATGTTTCCTGTCGAGTTGCCGTGGCGATGCATTAAAATGCATTCTGACCGTGGCGGCGTGGTACTTGAACCTTTCGCGGGCTGTGGAACGACGCTCATCGCCTGTGAACAGACCGAACGCAGGTGCTATGCGATGGAAATTTCGCCGGTCTATTGTGACCTCATTGTAAAGCGCTGGGAGACATTCACCGGTGAGACTGCTGTAAAGCTGGAGGTATGATATGGATATACAGAAATTATCAATTGAGAAGTTAAACCCTTCAGCATACAATCCGCGAAAAGACCTTAAACCCGGTGATGCTGAATATGAAAAGCTGCGCCGCTCCATTGAGGAGTTCGGTTATGTTGAGCCTATCATATGGAATAAACGCACGGGCAATATTGTGGGTGGCCATCAACGGTACAAAGTATTGGTGGCACTCGGATATACCGATGTGGATTGCGTGGTGCTGGACATCGATGAGCAAAAGGAAAAAGCCTTAAATGTGGCGCTCAACAAGATATCTGGCGAGTTCGATATCCCGCTTTTGACCGACCTTTTGAAGGATATCGGTGCAAGTGGCTTTGATGTATCTCTTACGGGTTTCGACGCTGCAGAGATGGATGCGTTGTTCAGGGATAGTATAGTCGGAGGTATCAAAGAGGATGATTTTGACGAGCCATTACCTGAAACGCCCATTTCTAAGCAGGGAGACATCTGGCTGCTTGGACGGCACCGCCTTATCTGCGGCGATGCTACGAAAGCGGAAACATATAAAAAGCTGCTGGACGGTCAGCAAGCAAATCTCGTGATTACTGACCCACCATACAACGTGGACTATAAAGGCACTGCGGGAAAACTTAAAAATGACAATATGGAAAGTACCAAGTTCCACGCATTCCTGCTCTCGGCATATCGGTGTATGTATGATGCGTTGGTAGACGGTGGCGGCATTTATGTTTTCCACGCTGATCGTGAGACAGTCAATTTCAGGACAGCATTTACGGAAGCAGGCTTCTTCTGTCATCAGACCTGTATATGGATAAAGAATACACCGGTCTTGGGGCGCTGCGATTATCAATACAACCATGAACCTATTCTTGTGGGCTGGAAGCCAACAGCCGGTCACAACTGGTATGCCGACCGCAAGCAGCGGACGACATGGAACTTTGACCGGCCAACAAAAAGCAAACATCATCCTACCATGAAACCTGTGGCGCTGTGCGCCTATCCGATGGTGAACAGCTCGCTGACAAACAACATTGTGCTTGACCCATTCGGCGGCAGCGGCAGTACTCTCATTGCCTGTGAGCAGACGGGACGCATTTGCTATATGATCGAGTTGGATGAGCGCTATGCCGATGTTATCGTGAAACGGTATATCGGGCAGACCGGGAACACGGACGGAGTTTTTCTGATAAGGGATGGAGAAACGATCCCCTGCGATAAGGCGCTGAAGAAACATTCGTAGCCATATTTTTCAGCGCCTTTGCATTGGTTTTTTTTTGTTTACTGTTCCTTCGGATTTTCCGGGATGACAATTTCACCGTTCTTTTCTTCAAATTCGGCGATATATTTGCGAAGCAGATACAGAATCTCACCGTTAGCCGAACGTCCGTCGTATTTGGCAACATAATGGAGCTTGTAATGCAGTTCGTCGTCAATCCGAATACCCAAATGCTTGTTTTTTTCCATGACGGCACTCCAATCTCAACTTATACTTTATTAAAGATAGTATGAGTTGATTTTAAGTACAAAATGAGCTATAATGTTGAAAATGTACTTATTTTAAGTACGCTGAATTAAGGAAGGAGTACCCGTGTTTGAAAGTATTGATGCAAATCTCAGGCAACCTTGTTGCCTTTATACTTTTGGCTACTGTTGTTCGCGTTGCAAACCGCCGACTTGAAAAGCGTGATCAATTTTATAAATTATTCATAGGGGCTTGCCGTCTCGTGCTGGCGGCCCTGTTCCTTGAAGCGCTCGTTTGTGTTCTGGATGGCCGGTCCTCTGCCTGGGTAAAAAACCTGCTGCAAATTCTTTTTACCATGCTGTACATGCTGCCGCCAGTCCTAGCGTGGCTCTGGGTTCTGCTTGCACGCGCCCTGACGGACGACGGCTGTCAATCGAACCGCTTGATGTCGATTTGCTGGTTTCCTGTAAGTGTCAGCCTTGGCATGGCACTTTTTTCTGCGCACTTCCATTGGTTGTTTTTTATTGATGATAGCAATGTTTATCATCGTGGTCCGTTGTTCCCCGTGTTTTTGATGATTACCGCGGGTTGTTTGCTCATGGGCTTCGTTGTATTGGTTCGCCATAGAAGCACGCAGTTGCGCGGGGATTTTACGCTTCTGGGCTCCATCTATCTGTTTCCGCTTCTTGGCGGCGCGCTTCAGGTGCTTTTTTGCGGCGTTCTGCTGATGTGGAGCCTGACAGCTGGCTCTTTAATGATCATGTATATGTATTTGCAGGAGCGAATGATTCAGATTGACAGTCTGACCGGTGCGTTGACAAGATTATCTTTTGGCCAGCATTTCAGCAAGATGGCCGGAAAATGCCGAAAGGAACCTATAGGTATTTTGTTTCTGGATCTTGACGAATTCAAAGCCATCAATGATCGGTACGGTCATCTAGAGGGCGACGCGGCACTTCGTGCATTCTCGGAAATTGTCCGCTCACAACTCCGGAAAAGCGATGTTTTCGCGCGCTTGGGCGGGGATGAATTTGTTATTGTGGCGTCTGTGGGCGGGCAGGAGGACTTGCAGGCCATTAAGCGAAAAATCGAATCCGCCCTCGAAGGGTATAACCAAACCTCACATAAACCGTATCGGCTGGAATGTAGCATCGGCTCGAAGGTATTCGACAATTACTTTAGGGTCCAGGCTGCGTTGGCGGATGTCGACAGATTGATGTATGAACAAAAACAGGCCAAAAAGGCCGTCTGATTTTCTACGGATTATTATACGAAATGAACTTGCTATTTTTCGAATATAGAGTGATAGATATACCCACCTTAAGAAAGGTGGGGAATTCCATGAATGAAAAACTTTACAGAGCAATTGAGGACTTTATCACGCAGAGAATGGATGACCTTGGGGCAGATGCGCCCGCTTATGTGGCGGAAACCATAACGGAAGTGGGGTGCTGTGCGAAAAAGCTGGAAGAAACGCTTATGGAATCGCAGTTTTCGCTTTGGCGCGAACTGGAAGACGCGCTCAGTCGGCAGACCGGAGAGGAAATGCGTTACTATTACCGGGCAGGATTCCATGATGCGGTACGGTTCCTGCTGGGATGGAACGACCGTACGTGAACAGCCGGGCGCATTTTGTGCGGTTTCCTTCCCGCCTGGAAGACCTGAGGCGTCCTTACCTCTGGAGCGATCAACAGTCCTACTCAATTGCGAAGACCATAACGCTTGCCAGAATCGATTATGAGAACTTTATTACGGATTTCTGCGTTGAGCGCCAATATCTGGAGGATAATGCCGGCCTTTGCGGAAAAGATGCAGGCGGCGTGCTTCACTGCCTGCTAATCCGTCAGCGCGGCAGCCATGACGGTGTGTTGGTTCTCCCAGACCGCAGAGGTTATGTAATATTGGCTGCATACATATTAGGCACCGAACCATAGGAGTCTCTGACGAGGCTCTTTTTTCTTGCC